AGTTAAATGTTTTCTAAACTGAAATGCTTTACCATTCTTCATATTCTTAATTGCCATATCTGAAACATTGGCATAATATTTAATAACGTTATCTAACATTTAACTTCACTCCCTTTTAATTATAATTAATCTATTACGCAGTTTTATGAATATATACTCCATCAAGTTTATTTTCTGGAATGAATAAATCATGATACAATCTATTTGCAAATACCCAACCATCAGCGTCTGTATTGTATTTAGGGTCAACTAACTTTGGTGCCATGTGTCTAATAACTGCAATTACATCAGTTAAAGGTACTATCATGAAATTCAAAGCGTCTCCTGTTGCTGTAAATCCTCCTGCTCCTGCTGCATTGAAAGTAAAAGAAGAATTAAATCTTGCTGAAGGTACTCTGATTAGAGGAATATCATCAAGCATAGTGATATTTCTGTTTAATTTAGTTACCATGTTGTCATGAGTAACTCTTGTTGAAAAGAACTCACCTGAATTCTTTAACAAGTTATAAACACCATTTGATACGAATAATACTCTGTTTTCTTGACCAACTTCAGCATCATCTAAAGTTTCAATACCTGTATCAATTGCTGCAACAACGTTATCAACTGTTAAATCAGCTGAAACATCTACTCCACATAAAGTGTACATTTTAGAAAATCTATATGCGTCTATTTCAGGTATAATATTAACCCTCATCATTTCACTCATAAGTCTTCCAACCTGTAATTTTGCCTCTTTAGCATCCATTGTATCAAGTAAGAATTTTCTACCTCTATCTTGACCAAATGTGTGTGTTTCCCAAGTGATATCAGCGCTTCCTGCTGCATATCCAGTATCCCTAGCATAAGTTCCTAATCCTTGGATTGATAACTTTTGTAACAAAATTTCTTGTGCATTTTCTTGATTAAATTTGTAACTAGATTCAGCTGCTTCTAAAATTGCAGTCTTTGCACCTAACTTGTAAACTTCGTCTAGTTTTTCTTTATACGCTTTTGCGTAAGCAATTGTGTTTGCCATTTAATATAACACTTCCTTTTCATATTTTGGTTCTTAAAGAACCAATTTTATTATAAATCTTTTAGTAATGCTCCCCAATCTTCATCATCACCAGAACCACTATCATTCTTATCTGTATCAGATTGTTTGGTTTTATTATTTGTTTCTACTACAGTAAATAAGTCACTATAATTAGTTTTTAATTTCTCAGTAGCTGTATCTAATCCCAGCAATTTATCATTGTCTATTGATAAAGAATCTAAATCAATTTCTCTCATTAACAGACTTGTATGCTTTGCCCCTGAATCTCTTAGATGCTGTTCAACTAAAAACTTTTTAGAAGTGTTTATGATTTCTTTATCTTTTGAGGCTAAGTCTTCTAAATACTTTGTACTCAATGCTTCATGTTTAGCTTTAAATTCTTCATTTCCTTCCAACAGTTTTTTAGTATCTACTAATTGTTTTTCATAAGAAGATACTTTATCTTCTGTTGCTTTTAATTTGCCACTAACCTCATTAAGTCTTGCCCTTGGAATATATGCACCATCAGTGATTAAATCAAAATCATCTGGTTTTAATCCTGCTTCTAATATCTTGTTGTATAATTCCTCACCAATCTTAGCTTTAAATTTTTCACTCATATCTATTCCTCTTCCTATTTTAACGAGTTTTGTTCTCGAAAATTAAAACACTTTTTTACATGGTGCTGTACCATGAATTTTATAAATATTTTTAAAAACATTTATATTGTACTTTCATGCTTTAGGCATGAACTTAAAGTACAATTATGCATTGTTGTTCTGTAAATCTTCTGTATTCATATTGTTTATGTTTTTGGTTTCTTCCTGTACTATTGACTTTTGAATTTTTATATCTTCTTCTTTTCCAACTTTCAGTCTTTCCATTTCATCATCAGTTGAACTTACCCATGGATGATTTTCAAGCACTGTTTCATAAGATACTAGATTCATTGATTTAATACAATTATCAATTGCTTCTGTTTCATTGAATATCATAGACCTGTTAAACGTTATATCCTTATCAAGACTTGCTCTATAAAAAGCATTGATTGCATCAATAAATTTTTCATAAAATAACCTTACTTGTTTCTCTGTACCATTCACTTTCATGTCTAAGCCACTGTATCTACTCTTGATAACGACATTGGTTATATTACTCTCACCAGCCATTCTATCAGGGTCTAAACCTTGACCAATCTTAAATATGTTTTCTTTTAATAAATCAAGCATTGTTTTTCTTGCTTCTACAGGAATTTCAACAGCCATATACTCCATGTCAGCATTGTCACTTCCCCCAGAAGGAATACCAATCATTTTATACTTCTGCATATTCTTTCTTACTGTTTCAAGTTCTTCTGTATCACCTGTAAATCCTTTGAGTTTAACAATTGCTTCTTGAAATAAATTAATGTTGTCAACAAATCCACTATTAATTGAAGTGTACATATCTATCAATTCTTGAATACCATCAATATCTGATTTTTTTTGTTTGTTATTAAACATTGGTATGAAAGGGATAAAGGATAAATTCTTACCTTCTACATTCTCAATTGCTCCATTATAAAAGGTTTCTTCATAATAGTGATACACTGTTTCTGTGCTTGTTATTCTATCTTTTGCAATGTAATCTATCTTCAAACCTTTTAAAGTCCATGTTTCAACTCTATACATTTCTGGACTTTCTAAGAAATATCTTATAATCCCTACAATGTGTTTCTTGTACTTGTCATACAAAGGTATTATCTCTGAATCATGTACTAGAATCCAATCCAATACACCATTCTCAACATATAAATGAAGCCATGCACAACTATCTAAACTCGCACTTAATAAAGTTTCTTCTAGCATATCTGTGATTGTTGCAGTTGTTAATGCTTTGTTTGTGATTTTTACTTCTGGTTGCTTTGCTAATAAATAATCAATCTTCTGTTGCACTAATAACTTAAAATAGTTTGTATATAGATAACAACTATCATTCGTATTTATTGTGTGTATCTCTCCATTTGAATAAGTATTTACTGTGTTGTCTGTTGTTTTAGAATTGTAATTAAAATAGCTACGTGCAACATATTTACCTTGTTTCCTTGCAGTGTCTTTCTTAATTACTTCACTTAGTTCATTCATTTACATCACTCCTTTCTCTACATCTATTCGTACTTAACGTTGAACACCAAACTTAATCTTACTGTCTAATGTATAACGTTCTAATCCATATCTTATAGCTGCACTGCCGTCAGGTTCATCAGGATAATCATAAACAATGTTGCCCCATTTATCTTTCTTGTATTCATATGTTTCTAAATCATTTGCTATAAAGGGACATCTTTTCTTATCTACAATTATTCTTGCTCTGTCAGATAACCACTTGATACCATGAGCTTTACTGTCCTTGCCCTTCTTAGCTTTACCAACATTTAATTTAAACAGGTTCATTTCATTAATTGTACGAGGGTCTTCACTATCTGCTGTTATGTAATGACTTCCTGATTTATCTCTTATCTTTGTAGCTAATAAATAATTAGAAGCTCCATATAGATAAACCTCGTCTATTATATAAACCCAATCCTTTGCCTTGTCATAATAAATCTCTACATAACAACTCGCATGGCTGTAACCAAAATCTAATCCCCTATCTATCTTATCCATCTTAGAAATTTCTTCGTCAGTAATATGTCTTATCTCAAGCACACCATTGGGATTGTCAATTGTTCGTAAAGGATATATCTCTAATCCTTCTCCAATTTCTTCACCTAAATACATATGACTATACTTTCTAGGATTGATTACTTTCAATGCTTCTGCTTCTTGTATGAATATATCTCCAAGCCATTCTCTTGGTGCTTCTAAGTATGTACTATGGTGTACATACCTGTCTTTGCGTTCTATGTTTGCTTCTTGGTTTACCCATGAAATACGACTAGCAGGAGGATTGTACATATAGAATGCTATAGCTTCATTTGTACCTCTAAATACAGATTGTAATATACTTAATACTTCTTCCATGCCATTAAACTCTGTTAGTTCTTCAAACAAAGCATACTTACAATAACCTGATTTAAATTTAATACTTTTAATCTTTTCATAATCTCTTTGGTTTGCACAACCTCTGAATAGAATAGTAGAACCTTTGAACCATATCTTCATTGGACTTGTAGTCGAATCCCAATACTGAGATAAGCCCAACATATCTATTGCCCAAAGGAAGTTTATAAATACAGAATCTTTGATTGTGTCTTTTACTTTTCTCATAGCAACACAATGTGTCGTCTTGCCCTCTAAGGCATCCTTTGTCATACTATAAATAGTATATATGAAAGCAAAGGAAGACTTGAGTGAACCACGCCCACCTTTCAAAAGATAATGTAGGTGTTTTCCGTCTTCTAAGTCCCAAAACATTTTATAATATGCAGAGCCAATACAATTCTTCAAATCAATTTCTATTTGTGCTTTAGGCACAATCTCTGACATTGTATCAACCCCTTGGTATAGTGTTCTTTATAATGATTACAGGTTCTTTCTCTTTGTAGTTATCCATTAGTTTATATATCTTAGCCATAACTTCTGATGCTCTTATTCTGTCTTTAGCTTTAAGCACTAAATCTGTTTTAACAATGGTATCTTCATATGCACCTTTGTTACCTGTTCTCAATACTGTTATATGCTTCTCTGTTTCAGTACCTCTTATGCAACCAGAAAGGTACTGTAATATTTCATTCTGCTTTACAATCATACCTTCTTCTTTGTGCTGAAGCTTATCAGCTATATATTCTTGTATAGCTTCTTCACGCATTAATCTATATGCTTTTACTCTCATTGCTTCTGGATTAACAGATTCATAGCCAGCAAGTCTTGCTGCTTCTGTAGCATTCAAAGTTGTTAAGTAGTAATCACAGAATTGTTTTTGTTTTTCACTCAGCATATTTAAGTACCCCTCCTTTCTAATTTTTATATAATTTGATTTCCAATGTTCGTACTTTAAGTACGAATTCAATAAGATAATTCCCAATCCAGAATCCAGTTATGTTAGATATTAACTACATATGTGAACATATTGGATATTTGATAAGAT